AAAATTAGTTACATTAGTTACATCCGCATAAAATAAGGCATTATAACAGTTACAAAACCAGTTACAAACTAGTTACAAACGCCCAAACTAGTTACAAAAACATAAAAACAGAGGGTCAACACTACACCAACCCTCAATGTTTGTTATACATCTGCATTTATTTCCTGCTCATACATCTGATAAAATTCGTTCAATGCCGCTCCATGAATATGAAATAAATATCTCACATTGTAATTCATATCATCAGATATCTGGTTCCAGCTTTTCAGTTCAACATATCTTTCATATAAAACAGAGATATGTACATCATCCGGTAACTCATTAATCTGTTCACAAATTCTTATCTTCAGTCCAACCAAATCATCAATTTTATTATTGATTTCATCCTCTTTTTCTGAAATCTTTGCAAACAGTTCTTCATAACGACTACTTCCAGATTTACTGGTCTGCACTTTTTCACCAGTACCAGGACTGCCAATAGTATACAGCATACCTTTTAAGTTTTCTTTCTGCCGTATCATTCTGTTTATGGCTGCATCTTTCTCCCTGATCTGGTTCAGATACTCTTTTGCGGTCATTCCACAACACCTCTTTCCTACTTAAAGATACGCCCTGATTTCTTATGTCTCAGTGTGACACGTCCAACAATTTCAAATCCTGCCAGATCAAGCAGCAGTCTGAACGACTGCATAACCTTATGGTTCAGCTTGTCAATTTCCTGCTCCTGTTTCTTGGCAGATCCCATTGCAACACCCGCTGTCGGATCTGAATAACCCTCACTGTTCTTATAACTCATTCTCATCATCCCCCAACTCATTAACTTCTCCAATATTATCATCTGCTCCAGCTACGATAAGGGCTGTTAAGAACACCCCCATTGCAAGTCCACTGATGAAACACAATGTCCCAATAATAAAGTACCCCACATTATCTCCCCTTTCCGTGACCTCTGAGAAAATGATCCAGTAATCTGTCACGCCAGTCTTCTCTATGTTTTTCACAGGAATCCTCATCATCTACTAAGATTCCCTTGCGATCACAAAAACCATCTTCGTTGTCAATACATGTCCGACATGTCTTATCAATCATATCTTTATCACTCCCTTATAAATATCTTTCTGACCGTGTTATCTATTCTGCTGGATATAATTTCAAGGTGAAGTCTTTTCTTGATCTGCTTACTGAATACAATCTTACCCATAGGTTGCATATTATTATCTGCACAGAATACCTGATACCGTTTATATACATCTGCTGTTGCTTCGTTTTCAATACTTTCAATGCCATTATCTTCAATGAATGCTTTAATAGGGTTGTTCTCATTTTCGTATTCATCCAGCTGTTCCTGAACTTTTTTCGATTTAGTGAAACCATTATTTTCAATGATTCTCTTCAGTCCCTCAATACCAATTTTAATCATGTATTCTACTGAACTTTGTTCATTCAGTTCATACTTGATATAAGGACGGAATTTAGGATCAATGGTAACCCCATCTTCCAGATACTTTGAGAATCTGGCATTAAATGGGATAATAACTAAACGTCTGAGAACTGCACCTGTTTTGTCTTTCATTCTTGGAATATCATTGGCACTGAATAGCAACTTTGTGTATGGGTTAAATTCAAACGGATCCTGACCTTTTCTTTCAGCCTTGATTCTGTCACCCGTAACAATTTTCTTAAATACTGCCACCTGAGAACCTTGCAAGAAATCATCACCGATATCATCACCTAAATTTGCCAGCTTTCCGAATATCATGGATGTACTGAACCGGTCACCCAGTTCCTTCAGGTCCAAGGCAGATGTGTTTGCTTCACCGAGAATTGTTCTTATGCAGCTTATGAATGTAGACTTTCCATTTGCTTTATCACCAGTAAGCATAACCGCCTGTCCTAATTCATTCTTTCTGTAAAAGCAATAACCAATAACTTCTTCCAGCAACATTCTGATAACCGGATCATTACAGGCAAGCCGGTTCAATGTATCATCTGCCAGTTCATTGTAAGCATCCGAGTTATAGTTCCACGGTATTTTGTTTGTGATAACTAAATCAGAGGTAAACGGTTGCATCTGATCTGTAACAATATCGTAAATACCATTCTGAAACGCTATATAACGGGCATCTGCTGCCGTTTTTTCTTCAGCTATTAATTCCAATAACTCTAACACTTCCCGACGTTGCGTCTTCTTCAGGTTCGGTATCTGCTGGATCATCACCTTCTCAATCTCCCGGTACCCTACCTGATAAATCCCATCTTCATATACATGAAGCTGACCATTGATTCTGGCTACATTACAGTTACTTTTTAACCAATCTGCAAAACGTTCAAATAAAAATGTAGTACCATTGAAGAACACAGGTTTCTGAAAGGCTTCATCTCTAAGGATCACTTCTAGTTCTTCATCAGAAAGTGATTCTTTCAGGACGTATTTATTCAGGATCCTGATAGCTTCCCTTGTTTCATCCACCGTAAAACCATTTGCTGTGAGTGTCAGAATGTAGTTGAACAGGGCCTGATTCCTGCCATCTCCTGCATCCATATCAATAAAATCAGTGGCAGCCTTTACAGGAAGCATCCACTTCGGTAACTCCTGATATGTACCACCTTCTTCGATATCCCATTCAATGAAACGTTCTTCACCATTAATCTTGATAACCTCATATGATGTTCTGGTTCCACATTTGATGTCTGCTGTCAGCCCAATAGCAAGCGGCACATGTGTGTGGTTCCTTGTTACCTGATGATTTTTGAACAGGAAGTGCTTTCCTCTGGTAGTCTGGTATACTCTGCAATCAAGCTGATAGTCTTCAACAATATCCATCATGATTTCTGACTGTTCATAATCATCAATGTCTATCAGGATAGTGTCATTTTCCAGAACGCCCCCGAAACCGGGAAGATCTTTCACCTGCTCATAAGTCTTGAACCTGGTCTTATTCTTAAATTTTTCAACTGCTGCTTTTCCTTTGGTTTCAATATATCCTTTATAGAGCATCCCTCAACCACCTACTTGTCCCATTCTTTGATATATTGCGTATGTATAAAAATCTCAGTCCCACGCTTTGTTTTTACATATTCAATATCAGGATCCTTTTCATATATCTGTTTACTGCATACCGGACATATACATGTCCAGTTGTAATCTTTTTTCTTTAATGCTTTGTATCTATTCCACATTTGCACTTTTGTCATTTGAACATTTGCCATCATCCCCACCTTTCCGGTACTATGCTGCAATACCAAACTGTTTCAATCTTCTTTTTGCTAAGTCTATATACCACTGTTTGTCCAGGTTCTGCGGTACCTTTACCCCATTTACATCATCATTGTATATAAAGCAATGATCTGGTGTATCTGCGAACTTTTCAGGTTTACCACGGGAACCGCCGCACTTTAATATCCTACCATCCTGCAACTCATTTGAAGCAAATACCCGATAAGACTTATATGTATACCGCTGAGTCTTAGGATAATCGTAATATGTATGTTTTACCCTGACACCCTCAACACGCTGGACAGGTATACAGTGTTCATGTTCTACATGTGAATATTTATCTGACAGTTTCACTAGCTTCTGAAACTCTTTCAGATCATCACACTGGTTTATTGTCTGTTCCACTGGTATCTTTTTGACCATGTAATCAACAAGGGCTTTATTCAGAATTGGAAGATCATAATCAACCGCTGAAAGACCTTTCAGATACTTACCGATTCTTTCCACATCACCATCAGCTGAAATCCATAAGTAATTGTTTACATCCTTCTGATAGATTTCAGAGATATTATCAAGTTCCAACAGGATAGAACATTTGTCTGTACTGCAACGCTGTTCCCACTCCCAGCAGATATCATCAACCATTTCAAACGCTTCATCAGTGTCAGGAATCCAGATAATAAGACCATCCGTATTTGACTGGATCAATTCAAACCCAGGTATTACTTCCAGATGTTCAATCAGATCCAGCAACATAAGCTGACCATTGATACACATGCAGTTGTTATTTCGTGGATCATATGCAGGGTTCGTTTTATCTTTCATGGCACCTGACAGCGCATTAAGCATTTTCTTATATGGTAACTGGGCCTTTTTCCATTGTTTAGCCAGTGGTTTATTACCTGCTTTTGCCGCCTGAACTTGCGCTTTCTTCATTTTCTTTCTGGTCACGTATACCTTCGGATAGTTGTCATTACCTGCTGCCCTGGTGACAAGTCCCCATGCGATCAGCATTGAAGGATAGTAGTTGTTCACATCAACGTGTAATATCTGCCCTGTTTTATGAATTGGTTTTTCAGTTGCACCATGCAAACCACCGAAGCCAAATGTATGAGGAATCCCAGCAACTACCGTTTCCAATGAACGGTTATAAAAATATTTCTGCCACCGAAAAGAATCTGTCCAGTCGCACTTTTCCATCTCTGACTTCCATTTCTTTTTCAGCTTTATACTATTGGCTTTCTCATAGTTTTCTTTGGCTTTTGTATAATTTATCTTCATTTCTTCAGTACAGTCTTTTACCGCTGTACTGAACCAATCCTGAACATATTTGTATTTGTTCAGTCTCAGACACGGAAGAAAGAAATAATCAAATTCATCATTGAAGTCCTGTTTTGTACACCCAAGAACCTTTGCTGTGATTCTGGCTTCACTGCTGCCGATATCGGATAAACTCACATATTCCGGGAACGCCTGCACAATTCCATGCATGGCATTAAATACATCTACATTTTCCAGGAATACTTTTATAGTCTCTTCAACATCATGCCGACAGTAAAAAACTGTCTGTTCTATTTCTTTCTCAGTCAGTTTTCTTTTGATATCAAAGGGTACTTCTGTTTCCTTGATGTTACTACCCATGAAACCTTCCATGGTCTTCAGACCAACGGGTGGGTTAGGCATAACATCATAATTTATCATTGGAAGTTTATTAAATACTCTTGAATACTGCCAGCCTTCTTTTCCCTGAATGATGATCCAGTCATTGATCTTCTTTGGATCCAATCCCAACAGAATCCCTTTCATGATGTATTGGTCATAATGACGGTTGTTAAATCCAACCCATATATTACTCATATTTCGCTCATATAAGGTTCTTAACTTATCCTTGTCATTGATTATCACGTGTTCTTTTTGATTCGTCACATCAATGAAAACTGCAAGCCAGTCACGTTCAAAAACCTCAAAATCGTAAAATATCATCCTGTCACCTTTTCAAATGCAGGGTGGAATAACATATTGCTATCCCACCCATAACTTAATTAGCAGTCAAACACCTCATTGATAGTGATAGGGTTGAAGTCTTTTGCGGCCCAATCAACCTCAGCTTCAACCTTTCCCTGCACTTCCTGAAAAATGTCAAGAACACAATCAGCAAAGTCAGAATAATTGTAAAATTCCGGTACGGTTTCTGTTTCCAGCTTGTCAAGCCATGTGCAAACGGACTTGATAGCCTTACCATCATTCCATTTTTCAGAAGTCTTGTTTCCAGAGATTACACGATTGAAAAACAGCAGTCTGCCTTTATGCGGACCTTCTTTGATCTTGCACTGTACCGCAAACATCAGCTTGTCTTTCGCTTTTGTCGGCTTAATTTCCATTTTATCGAAGCCAACAATATAAGTACCATCCGGGACATCCTCAAATGAAGAAAGATCTGCATTCTTTACTTCTTCCTGTAATGCGTCAAGATCAACTTTCTTGTCAAATGCACTGAAATCTACTGCCATAATAATTCACCTATTTAACCTTTCATTTATATAAATTCATTTGTTATCTGATTACTGTCTGGTTCTGCGTCTTCTCTGCCCTCTGACCGGTGGTTCCGGTGCATTCATTGCACCTTCAGTTTCTGGTGTGGCATCCATTTTATCAGATTCAGACTCAGTAACTTCTGGTTCTTCCTGAACTGGTTCAGACTGTTCAACTGTCTGTTCAGCGGTCTTTCTTTCCTTGCGTGTTCTTCTTGGTGGTTTCTGTAACTCAGGGGCAGGTACACTTGCAGCCGCTTCTGCCGCAACATCAAAATCAACTTCTTCAGAATCACCTGCTGCTTCCTGAATTGCTTCATCTACTTTTTCCTGGTACTTTGTCATTTTCTCATGGTTTTCAGCTTCTACCTCAGCCCTGCTCTTGCGTGTTCTGGCAGTCTTTTCTGCTTTTTCAACTGGTTCTGCTTTCTGTTCTGCTTTTCTGGTTCTGGAACGTCTGCCGGAAGCATCCGGTTTTTCAATATCACCTGCTACTTTCTGGTCCTCTTTGTCCATTTCTTCATCTGACTTATATGTACCCAGTTCATAATAATTTTTAATCTTGTCGTACACATAGTTCAGATCATTATCAATGGCGTAATTCTGGAACATTCCAAGTGGTGACTTAACTGTATCTTTTCCGCTGTTCTGAGTGTAAAAGTAATATTTAGCTTCATATACACCAGTTCTCAGAACTATTGTAAACAGTCCTTCAATAGTGATCTTCTCTCTTAACAGTTTTCCGATCAGCTTAACTGTAGTCAGTCCATTGTCCAGAGTTTCCAGATGGGTCATATAAGCAACTACCACATCATCCGGTAAGTCTTTGCACACATCAATGATTTCAAAGTAATTTGCACCGAAATCATTGTACTTGTCCCATCCTGTTTCCTTGATTCTGTTCATGTACGGAATAGCAAGGATATACTGGAAATCATCAACCACGATCAGCTTTTTACCTGCCTTTACCTGCTCTTTGATATACTTGATGATTTCTCTTGCATCTGTCACATTATCCAGTGTTTCAAAATGATTCTTGAATGGTAATGGTTTACCTACTGGATTTACTACTGCTGTAATAGCCGGATCACAATTTCTCATGCTGGTACTTTTACCTGTACCAGACTCACCCATGATTAATACTTTCTGTGCCATAATTCTTATACCTCTCTTTCTTATTCTTCATCCTCTGGATTGTTATTACCCTCAATGACCTTACTGGCCCACATATCAGCCCAGTGAAGGATCATATAAAGCTGTGTTTCATGCCCCTTGACACCATAGTTTGCAGTTTCATACAGTCCATCATGATATCTGATAGCAAATTCTTCATCCTCTGTCAGATCAATGAACAGGGTTGCAAGTTTAATGGATCTGGTTGCGTGATCCAGCGGTAACAGTGACGGATTACGTTTCCATGGTTTAGCATCTGACTGTTTACCGGATTTCAGGATGTTAGGAATGTACATCTGTTTTCCATAATCGCCGCATTTACCGAGATCATGCAATAAGGCGGCAATCACTACACTATCCTTGATTTTGTTGTAGCCTGCACCACCCAGCAGGGAGACACCGATTTTTTCAGCAGTAAACATTACATTTACTGAATGTGCCGCCAGTCCACCTTTTTCATGTGAATGGTTTCCACCAGATGCAGGGGCTTCAAAAAATCCGCACTCTCTCATATACTCAATCAGGTCAAGGACTCCATCACGCCCGGTTTTAATCAGTTCTTCCCTGATAATATCCGGGTAATTGTATTCAACCGCAGTTGCTTTCTCATTCGCCCCTTCTGCAACCTCATTTTCTAATGTACCTGTTGCAACCTGCTCTGCTGTCATTTCTTCAACTTTCTTTTTTGCCATGTTTATTTATCCTCTCTTTCTTAATTTTTCTTTCCACTGATCCTGAAATTCAATGTTATCCAGGTACCAGGAATTTCCCTTTGCAGTATCTGCTACAAATTCCTTGAAATTATCAAAATCTTTTGGGTACAGTAAAATCCCACGTCCACCAGCTTTTCTGATGTTCTCAAGATGATAAAGCTGCAACTCTGATGGTTCCCCTCTCGGTGCTTTTATTTCAAGTCCAAGGAATCTACCACGCATACACACTAGTAAATCGGGAATCCCACTTTTGGTATAAGCCGCACCACCCCAGTATTTCAGGAACCAGAATCCTTTTCCCTTCAGGAAGGTTTTCACCTTATTTTCAAAGTTCTTTTCTGCTGCCGTATTACTCACCTCTTTTCTCAGATTTATATGTATATCCGTTCGCATAAGCAAACAGTGTCAACCATGCAAAGTTGATACAGCAAATGATCCCAGGAATCCAGGAATAGGAATCTAACAGACTACCAAAATATAAAAATGAGATACCATTGATAAGTGTAATCAGCTTTAAAACTCTATTTTTCAAACAACTCATCTGTCAGTTCCTTCCCCTTTCTCAATGCTGCAAAATTCTTTTCCTCAAAACTGCCTTTCACCAACAGGTAATAATAAATGCAACTTTTATCCTGTCCTATACGGTGAATACGTTTCTTTGACTGTTCCCATAAATCACAGGATCCTTTGCCAAGTGGCAGGGTGTAGTAAATGATCTTATTTGCTTTCTGAAAATTTCCACCCATTGCACCAGCCTGATACTGAATGAATGTCACGCTGTTCTCTACACACTCATAGGCATACATTGAACGCCCTGAACCATTCACAAAACTTACTTCCCGGTCAAGTGCTTCACATATTTTCCTTAGCCTTGTAAGTTCCTCATTAAAATTGTAGAAAACAATCACCCTGTCTTCTGTTGATTCCAGTAAGTCCCTGAATGCATCCATTTTCTCCTGATGGTACATTCCGCATAACTGCCTTGCATACAGAATCTTAGTAAGACTGTTATCACCTACCAGTTCCGTACCATCATCTAAAACCAGATAACCATTTTTCATGAAATGCCTGTACTCTTTGGTAGGTTTCACATAAATCTTCTGTTCAATCTGTTCAGGCAGTTCAATGACTTCCTGCGTTTTCATAAATACTGCCCCATGTTGTGACAGTTTCTTTTTCAGATGATCTACGTGTTTATACCCAGTAACAACTTCCCGTTTGAATTGCCCCTGTTCTACCCATTCTGTATCTACATAGGAAGCCCAGAATGCTTTTTTCTTTATGTCCCATCCCAGCAGCTTGCATTGTGACCACAGCTTTTCATATTTACCGGATGTTGGTGTACCTGACAACAGAACAACGCTTTCTGGTTGTAATCTCAGAATGAATTTTGCTCGCCGTGTAGTCTCATTTTGTATCAGTGAAGATTCATCCAACATCAAAGTAAAATCCTTTATATGAGTGATATATGGACGCCTGTACACCAAATCATAGTTGATAACACCGACAATCTGTTTTTTATAGTCATAGATGGTACTGGTGTCAATCAATTCCCGGAACCGTACCACCTGTGTTTTCTTTGTCAGGTTGAACACTTCATAATCTGGATAGTACTTTTCAAAGTGATCCACCCAGTCATCAATCTTTGATTTCTGGCAGACCACCAGATTTACGTCATTATTCAGCAAGTACATTTTCTCTGCACCGACAAAAGTTTTACCAAGGCCCATGTCCAAGTAATATGCGCATCTGTTGAATGATTCTGTCTGGTCAAGGGCTTTTTGCTGGTGTGGCATAAATTGTAAAGAAGTCATGATAAAAATTTTAAAATCGCAGCTAATCCTTGATGTACATTACCAACCTGTTCAATCAGGTTTTCTTTCAGATCATCACCTTTTTCTTCACATACATCCGGCTGACAGGTAATGTTTAATTCAGCTGCAATTTCATCAACCACCTTGTCAAACATGGTATCAAATACCGCATCTGAAAGGTCATGATTTCTAATGATTTCAAGACGGATAATATTTTTCACAGCTTCGGTAATATCATCCTGTGAAATATTTCCACCTGTAAGTGCATAAGACTTATTAATAGCGTCCTGAATACCCTTATCAATTCCTTTTTTCTTAATAAGTTCCATAATCTTTTCCATTACTTTTATCCTCACTTTCTTTCTGTAAGCTCAATCTGTAACTTTGCAACTTCAACAGCAGCTCTATACACAAGTGCATACTTGTTATTTCCGTGGGTCTGCGTTACCTTTTCCAGAAACTTATCAATCTTCCCAAGAAAACAACCACATTTTACGGTGATCTCATTGTCTTTATCTCTAAAGAATGTAGTAAAATCGTTTCTGCTGCCAACAGAACCCATTACCAGAACATGACTAGCCAAAAAGACCTCGGCATCACCACAAACCTCGGCATTGCCCCAAACCTTGGCATCACCACAAACCTCGGCATTGCCCCAAACCTTGGCATTGCCCCAAACCTCGGCATCACCACAAACCTTGGCATTGCCCCAAACCTCGGCATCACCACAAACCTTGGCATTGCCCCAAACCTCGGCATCACCACAAACC